ACGCCCAGGACCATGCAGGCGATCGAGAAATGGAGAGAACTGTCCGGTTTATCAACCGGATGAGGAGAGCACTCAATGGCTGATTTTGCCACGGTAGAGGATGTCGAGGCCTTCCTGCAGGTCGATATCGACGAGACATTGCAGATCATCGCAACCGAGCGTGCGTTGACCGAAGCTTCGGCTGCCATCCGCAATTACACCCGGCAATACCTGGAACAGGTGGATGACGATGTGATCACGCTGGATTCTCCAGGAGGATATCGCTTATTCTTGTCCGAACTGCCGGTAATAGATGTAACCAAGGTGGTCGAAGATGGGGTGACTTTGACCCAGGGTGATGATTATAAGCTCGGACAGCATGGGATCCTGCATCGCATCGATCAGAAATGGGCAGCCGGCATCCAGAACATCACGATCACTTACTCACACGGGTTTGGAGACATCCCGGATGATATTGTGGCAATCTGCACACGGGCAGCCAGCCGGGCTTATCAGGCAGGCGTGCGGGCAGCCGACAGCGATGGACTCATGGGTGTGGCTTCGAAGAGCCTGGGCGATTTCTCCGTGGCATTTGCCTCTGAATCGGGCGGCGGGACAGGCGAGGGCATCATGGGCGCTTCGGCAGCACGGATGCTGTTGCTGAGCGAGAAAGATACGTTGGATAAATACCGGATCAAGCCATGACCGTCTTCGAAAGCCTGCTCAACCACGATTTCATTCACACTGGCCGTCGACGAACACCGGACGGGCAGGGTGGCTGGCCGATCGATGAGATAGAGCTCAGCCCGGTGAGAGGTCGCATCCGTCCAGCATCATCGAGCGAGCGGGAAGTGGCCATGTTAGAGGAGCGGGTGATCACGCACGTATTCTATTGCCTGGCCAATGAGGATATCGTGAGAGGCGACCATCTTTCCTATGGAGGTCTGATCGTGGAAGTCGAAGGCATTCGTGAGCCATCGAAATCTGGAGAGCACCTGGAGATCGATTGCCGCGAGCGCCAACCTGAGCAATCACGGGAAGAGGAAGGTTCCTGATGTTGAAATGGAACCCGGATGAATTCAAGAAAAAATTGATCTCCGACCTGGCTGAGAATGGAGAGATCGTGGGTAAGTTCGTGGAAAATGACGCCAGGCAGCGCCTGCTGGCGATCAAGGATCCAAAATGGGGTGAAGCCTACCGCAGCAAGTTTGTAGCACGCTTACTGAGCTTTGAAGTGATCGTCAATTCGAATGAAGTGGTGATCAACGTCGGGGTGAGACCTTCAAGCACATCAAGGCGTCATGGCTTCTACATCGAGATAGGCACGAAGAAATGGCCGGCGCACCCATTCCTTCGACCGGCGGTATTTATGAATGCATCCAGGATCTTGAAACTGCTGAGTGGAAAATGATCTATACCATTGGTCATACCGAGAGTTATTTGCGATATTTCGCAGAACAGAGTACCCCACAGAAGAAAGGACTCTGCGATGGGTACTTTGGTGGTTCTGTTTGGCAGACCTACGATGAAGCAAAAAGGCATGCTTTGCTCGACATTGGCTTCTCAGTTTTTGGTATCATGGCTGATTGGGAAACAGAGACATCCCCGACTAAAGACGGCGATTGGCATGACTTACTTGTAGACGCTGACCTGGTCATTCTTGAAGGTGAGACATGAGCATTCTCACGTCTGCGATCTATGACCGGCTGGCAGGGGATGCAACCCTGACCGGATTGCTGGCAACCTACAAAGGATTACCGGCGATATTCACCACCGACCCTGCCCCAGGTGACACCGGCTTGCCATTTATCGTCACGGCCGGTGAAGTGACGCAAGTACCGTTCGATACCAAGACCACACTTGGACGGGGCCTGACCCGTGACGTGCGCTGTTATGCGAATGCGGATGGATCGGCGGTGGTGATCGAAACCATCGCTGAGCGGGTGTATGCATTGTTGCACAGGTATAAGATGCCGATCAATGGGTATCAATGTGTTATCTCGAATTGTGCTGGACCTATCGTAGCCGATGAAAAAGATTTTTACGGTAGGATCATAAGTTTGAGCCTTATGGCTCAGAAGGAGTAAGACAATGGCAATGAATGGAACAGATCTACTTATTTTGGCAAACACGGGAACACCGGGAGTGCCGGCTTACTCGATCGTAGGCAGCCAACGGGATGCGACGCTCGAAGAGTCGACCGATACGATCGGTATCTCGAGCAAGGATAGCCGCGCTCAGCGTGTGCTGCCCGGGCGCTATTCGGCAACGATCTCACTGGATGCATTGTACGTTCCGAATGATGCTGCCTACAAGGCGCTCAAGAACGCCAACCGTGATGGTAAGATGATCTTGGTGGCGCGTGAGGAATCTAGCGTCGTGATTGAGACGGTCGAAGCCAAGATCGACTCGATCAGCGAATCCTTTCCAGATCAGGGTGAATCTACCATATCCATATCGTTTACCGTCGATGGGTTCTGGACAGAGGTGGGTAGCTGATGGCGGCGCGTGGTGAGAATGTCATCCACGTTAAAGGCCGCGATGTCTACCTACTCTTCACCACCCGGGCGTTGCTCAATGCTGAGCAGCAGCTGGGCAAGAGTATCTCGGCTATCATGCGCGGTTTTGTCGCCAATACACTCGGCTATACCGAGCTGGTAGCTCTGCTGCGCTATGGAATGGAAGCAGCCCGGATGGATGCACGCTCGGGTGGCCGGCCGGTGTCGAATAATGATGCCATCGATATCATCGACGAAGTGGGATTCATGGCAGCGATCAACCCGGTCATGGAGGCGGTGGCGGCCGTGGCCAGCTATAAAGCTAGTGAAGAGGATGTTGCAGAAGAGGATGGCACGGACCCAAACTGAAACAGGAGTCCTTCTATATAGAGGGGCTCCTGAAACAGGCGCTGCGTTGCGGGATCGGCGTGGCAGAATTCTGGGATATGACGCCGCGGGAGGTACTCATGGCGATCGAAGCATCCATCTGGCGGGATGAGCGCAACCAACAGATGAACATCGTCCAGGCCTGGCGCATGGCCACGATGATGCGCGCCAAGTGGATACCATCGCTCAAAGCTCTTTTGAATACCAAGCCAGCCAAGCCACTGCATGGTAAAGAATTGGAAAAGAGACGGCGTGAGTTCAAAGAGATGACGGCAAACGTGGATATAAACAAGCTGGTAAATCAACAAAAAAAGGTAAAACATGGCCAGTGAATCACAGCTCGGCGAAGCATTTGTACCCATACGCGCCACTCTGGATAAATTAGACGGCGACCTGGCACAGGCACGCAACAAGGTCGGGGGCGCCGTAAAGATCATGGAGAATGCATCGGGGAAGGCAGGGGGTGTATTCAAGGCTCTAAACATGCAATTTGACAATCTCAAAAAACAAGTTCCAGCATTGGGTTCTGCATTTAACTTACTGACCAACCCGATTACCCTGGTTACAGCCGGAGTAGGAGCATTTGGATTAGAAGCGAAGAAATCAATAACAGAGTTAGTCGCATATAACAAAACGGTACGTGAGATGATGCAGGTTACGGGTTTATCGGCAGATGAGACAAGTAGGATTATCCAGGTTTCCGATGATTGGGGCATTGAACTTGGAACCGTCACAAATGCCTTGGATTTAATGAATAGAAAAGGTATTACTCCATCCATCGATAAGTTGTCCCAAATAGCCGATGAATATGTTAATGCCACAGATAAATCAGCCTTCATGGAAGAAGCCACTAAGAAATATGGAAGATCCTTTGGCGATCTTATTCCAATTTTAGCCAAGGGTGGGGATGCTCTTAGAGAACAGGCCGCTTCAATTTCTGACAATATGATTGCTACCGATGAAAGCATTGAGGCTTCCCGTGAATTTGAAGTGGCGATGGATGACCTAGGAGACGCGGTTCAAGGATTGGAATATACGCTTGGAAATGACTTGATACCAATTCTGGTAGATACAATACAAACTTTGATGGGCACTTATGATGCGTCCAAGCATGCTGAAGATGGAATCTCTGGTTTGGATAAGGCCTTCGGCGGTTTGAATGCTGGGATTTCAGGGTTGAAACAGGCCACAAATATACTTGTCTTTATAGGTGACCTCACTTGGTCATTGTGGCATGGGGGTTTATCACCTAAAAGAATGGAAGAATTACGGCAGAAATATTTTGGTGTTGCAGGTGCCATTGATGCAAGTAAAGATAACGCAGACGGAATACCTAAAACCTTCGATATAGCGGCAAAGTCAATTTATGGGGTTGCAACAGCTGCTGGCATACTCGATGATGAATTACGTACGGCAGAGAACAACTTGCTGATTGAACAATATGCCACCCAGATGAAAAATGCATCCACTCAAGCGGAAATATT